CACGAGCCTCTTCTCTTTCAGCCTTAAATTGTTCATAAGCCTTTTCGATGTTTGCGTTTGAAAGGTCAAGAGTATCAATATCCTCGGACTTGTGTTCTACAAATTCTTGGAAATCTTCGGACTTCATTTCTTCATCCTTACCCATTTTTTCTTCATCTTCTTCTTCTGCTTTCATTTCTTCGTCGCCCATAAGTTCGACGGACTCCTCTCCTTCATCCATCATCTCAAGTTCTTCCTCTTGTTCAAGAGTGTCCATTGTATTCTTGAGAACCGTGGATTCACGGAGTTCAGCCATTACTTCATTAAACTCGTTAAGAGCCTTTTCTATTTCTGTGTTCATTTTATTATCCTCCTTTATTAGGTTAAATTTTGCTTCAGGGTTTATGCCCTCTTCGCATATGGTGATTTCATGCAATTCAAGTTTATCAATTTCTTTATAACTACCGGTATCGGCATCATATCTATTTGTCTTGTTTATCGCCTGTCCACCTATCGAAAAAGAGCGAAGGTTGCCTTTTCTTATATCTCGTGCAACCTCTTTAGCCTTTTCAATATCATTTCTTAATTTTATCACTACAAAAAACCCTGTATCATCAACGCCTGTTTTTAGGACTTTACCATTGGAATCTGTATATTGGTCTACTACTTCACCGACTTGAACATTAGAATGAGTAATCATAACATTTCTATATCGGTCCTGCTTCATAAACTTGTCAGCCGCTTCACGAATTGCCCCTAAAGTAATCTTATCATTTTGCTTATCCACCACATCAACAGATGCGTAGCCAGCAATAACACATTCGTTATTAGACTTAAGAATTACGAGTTCTCCGCCACTATTTGGTTCATTACCAAACATAGGTGTTTTCAACTGCATAATAGGTCCTGTATTCTATGAACTATATAAAAGTATTTAATCCGAGGAATCATCTTCATATATGTTAATTAGGCCTGAGTCACTTGATTTTGGTGCAGGTTTTGTTTCATAACCAGTCCAAGCAAGCCACATCTCTTTACCCTTAACGGGCAAATATCTACAATGTAGTTTTGTTTTTACCTCTTCCCCATTTAAAATATACTCATGGTAGCCCTTTCTTTGTGCGCCTAAAATCATCGGACCTCTTTCAAGAAGATTGTCTGTTTCAGGTTTTGTAATTTGCTTACATGGGTATTTTCCAGATTCACCTAAGAAATCATAAATTTGTTCATCACCGCTTACTCGTATTTCCCAAGCCATTTTTCTACCTTTATAAATTATAACAAAATGTAAATACCCACTATCTGTAATCCAAAGTTCAAATTCGCCATTTCTTGTTTCGGCTTTAGTTAAAACATCTTCGTCATGTGAAAATTTACCGGCAGAATACAAAATACCGTATGTATCTCCGGCCTTCATTAAGCGGTCTTTCATTTTTCCTTCTGCCTTTGCATCATTACCAAAAAGTCTGTTTATCATTTTAGGGTCATGTTTAACTGCCCGACTAAAAATATCATTTGTCGATAAGGTCCCGTAGTCCATAAGCAACTGTTTTACAAAGACAAAAAATCTACCATTATCTTTACCATAGGCTTCCTTTAATTCCTGTTTCCAAAAATCTATATCTAAAGAGGCATTTTTAGACATTAGGTTATCATCCTTAAATCCAT